GACGAACTGATGCAGTTCGAACCCGGGCTTGTTGTAGAAGCCCATCGCCTCTTTCCAGCCCGCCATCGTGCCCTTGGGCTCGAAGAACTCCAGCAGGCCGCGCGTGGCCGATGACGGAGCGTTGTGCTCTACGCGGTCCCCGTAGAAGACCCTGTCCCCGAGGACAAAGCCGTCGAAATCTCCGACCCATCCGAACTGCCGGTGTGCGTCGTCCGCTTGTGTTGTGTACTGCAATTCTTTCACCCACGCTTGTGTGTAGATCATGATGGCGTCTATCTCTTTTCCAAGAGCGCCGACGCTGTTCGCCGATAGCACCTTGCGGTACTCGTCCTTCGATGTGGCCACGTACATCGGCACGACGAAGGTCTTCACCTTGTCCCGAGGCAGATGGTGCCGCATCTCAAGCACCTCGCCCATCTCGGGGTCTTCCAGTCTGCGGGTCACGTAGAGGTCGTTCTGCCAGACCATATGCTCCGCTACTTCACCCTCGTCGTCTACGATCCTGATAAACACCCCACCGTTCTGCCCACGGAAGTAGGGCTTGGGGTAGGCAGGGACGACGTAGGGCTTCGATACTACCGCTGGTGTGTCGTCTTCTGCAGCGGTCTCGGCAACGACTGTGGCTACCGGGTCGAGGACAACGTTGTCTTCTGGTGCGGCTTCCTTGAACTGGGTCCCCAGTGTGATCGGGGACTTCAGCTTGTTCAGGTGTATACAGCCACGGCATCCACCCGGGTTATAGTCTTCGAAGCGTGAGCACAGGTACGGACCCTTGATGCGGTCCATCTTCTCCATGGTCTCGTGCTCAGAGTAATCAGGGTGCTCCTGAGATATTACCTTAGCGGCCTTGGCACCGTCGCTGCAGAACTTGGCTATGCTCAGCCCTGCCCGCCACATGGGCTCGGACATACTCGCACGGTTCTCGATGACGTAGGCCAGCTGTGCACAGCCCTTACCCGCAGCGGTCTTGGTGAGGATGGTCTTGAACAGAGCCTCACGCTTACCGATCAGGGCATCCATCATCGCGTTTTTGCCGCCTGATGGCACGTACTTGTTGAAGAGCACTGGCATCGCGACGTTGTCGAACAGAGCGGCGAACGCAAAGAAGTCTACAGGTTGGGTCGCTGCGATACCGAGCAGCGCGACAGGTACCTTGTTGCCGCCCTTGTAGTTGTGGGTGCCGGGCACTCGCAGGACACGCGCAGCGTCTGCGGTTACGGCTGCATCGGCCTTGAACCCTTGGGCCTTGGCCAGCGCCTTCAGCTTCTCGGCGACCGGAAGCCACGTCATGAAATCCACCGAGCCAGACAGGGGCCAGTAGACGTGCACGCCATAGCCAGAGTTAACCAGCGTGGGAGTAGGCAGTCTGTTAGTCTTACAGAACGCCTTAAGTGCTTTGATAGCTGTCAGCTGGTCGGGGAAGTCTTTCGGTGTGCCCTTCTCTAGGTGCACGCCACAGTCGAGGTCCATGTAGAACGCGTGCATCTGCTTGACGTTGTCAGCCTCACGGCTGTTGTCTTCCTCGAAAGTGCCGAGGGCATAGTACGCGTCGTATCCGTTCTCGTCGAAGTTCTCGGCTGCATGCTGCAGGGCATCAATCGTCGGGTAGAACTTCTGTATACGTTTGCCATTCTTGATGGCCAGCACGCAGTAGTATCCGTCCGTGCCGAGGACGCTCCGCAAGAAGGTCTGTGTATCCATTACCGCCACTCTGCCTGTTGGGTCGCCGCGACGGGGCGAGGTTATTGTTATACCCCGTCGCGGCCTAACCTAGGTAGGATTACTCGTCGTCCCACTGATCGACAAGAGTTGCGAGTTCCCCAGCAGGCTTAGGGGCTTCGGCCTTCTTGGTAACAACCTTGGTCGGCTCTACCACGTCATCTTCCTCGTCGGCGGGCGGAGCCACCAGCGCAGGGGCCTTCGGTGCAGCGGGCTTGGCAGCGGGTGCTGCGGCCTTCTTGGCACCGTCCGTCTGGCCCACGGTCATCGTGATCGCCTTGGCAGCGTCTTCGCTATCCTTGGCTTCCACAGCTGCAATCAACTCTGCCTCTTCCAGCGGGCGGATCGGCTTGAAGTACAGCTTCGGGGTCTCAGCGTTCTCGTCGAAGTACATCTCCGTCATCACAGCGATGATCGGGGTGTTGTGCGCGTTCAAGAACTTCGCATAGGCCTGCATGCCCATCTTGCCGTCCTTGGCTTCGCCGAAGATCGACGTCGCGGGCAGCTGCAGCTGGTACACTTCGTCCGGTTTGCCTTCGAGCGTGATGGCCAGACGCTGGTTGAAGCGGCATGCACGGCTGTCGCCCTGACCCGAACCCTTGATGTTCATCGGGCAGTCTGCGCAACGAGCGGCCTTGCGCTGCTCAGCGGGGACATCGGGAGACGGCGCACGAGTATCTGCGGACCAGCAGGACGGTGCAGAGGTGTTATTCGGATCGTAGGTACCCTCATAGTAGGTACGCGACACGGTCGCAGCGTTGACCACGACGATGTTGATCTCGCTGCTCTTGGCCACGGACACCTGCTCGCCGTCCACCATCAGACGGAACTTACCGCCCTTGATCGACAGACGCTTACCACCGCTACCGGAGCCAGCGAGGTTCTTGTTCATATCCTGCAGCGACTTGAAGAGTTCGCTGTTAACGAGCGGGTTGCCGCCACCAAAAAGTGTCATTGCAGACATAGTCATTCTCCTACGGTTTCTTGGTCGAGTTCGAGGTCCAGCTGTTTCGGCGCATTGGTCAGTGCAGCGACGACGTTTTCCAGATGGAAGCGGTAGGTATGGCCTACCTTGATGTACGTATCCTTCGGGATGTTGTTCTGCCGAACCCATGTCCGCACGGTCGAGACCGACACAGAGAAGTGGTTAGCGACATCTTCAATCAGCACGAAGGGCGACGTTGTTGCAGTCATTACTTTTTCCTCACGGTGATGACGTACTCGCTGTCTACGTTGAGACCGGGCGGAAGTAGGTCGGGGTTTTCTTCGAGGAACTGACGAACGGAAGTCTGGTTGAGGCGCTTCTCATAGAACTCAGGCACCCCATTGTCCAAGATGAACTTGTTCATCGATTCCCAGTCGGTAGTCCAGTAGCGCGTTTTGGTCTGGCGGTAGAACAGACCAGCCGGGGTGCGAACGCTATCGACGCCGTGCTCTTTGCAGTGGTCGAGCAACGCGCGCTTCAGCTTGTTCTGATCGTCTTCGAGCGTCTTGTCCGCCTCGTCGAAGGTGGCCTTCAGTTCGCTACGCTTGGTACGCAGGTTCAGGTAGGCCCGGGTCAGCGCTTCTACCGAAACGCCTTCGATGGTTGGTGCTTCTTCGGCACTCATAGTGTTCTCCTTCGCTGTCGAGAATTGTTATATAATGGTATCTACTACCCTAGTCAAGCAAATCTTTGTAGAGATCGATCATCTTTGTGTGGACGTCGATTTTGTTGTCAAGCAACGAGTAAACCCGCCGCTCTACTCCCGAACCCTGTAGCTGCACCACGGTACACTTGTTGACCTGACCCTTGCGGTGCACCCGGGCGTTGGCCTGAGCATAGGTTTCCAGCGACGATGTAGGGGCCCACCACACCACGGTATTCGCGGCGGTCAGTGTCACCCCGTGCGCTGCCGACTGCGGCTGCACTACCAGAACCTTCGGGTGAGGCTGCTCTTGGAACCGCTTGAAGATGTCGGTCCTGTTCGCTGCAGTCACGTCGCCCCGGATGATCTCGTTGCTGATGCCGTCCTTGGTAAGACGTTGCGACACTAGGTCGATCACATGCCTAAAAGGTACGAACACGAGCACCTTGTGGGAGCTCTCGTCGATGACTTCCTTCAGCGCATCATAACGATGCTTGATGTCGAACTGTACTGAGTCGCCCTCGTCCGTGTAGACCGCGCCCGCCGATATCTGCAGCAGCTTGTTCATGTTCACGGCTGCGTTGACCGCAGTGACCTGCTCCCCGGCGACTTCCATAGCCATCTGACCTTTGAGCCGGTTGTAGAATTTCTGCTGCTGTGCGGTCAATTCGACGTGGCGCTTGACGTACACCATGTCGGGCAGGTCGAGGCACTGTTCCTTAGTGAACCGGATCGCAGGGCGCAGAGCGTTGAACACCGTCTGGGTAGCTGTATCCTTCGCGGCCCAGCGGAACTGCGTAAGCTTGTACATAACCATGTCCCGCCACGCAGCGTAGAAGCGCGGTACGCCAGCCGGGTTGACCAGCTTAGCCAGCCCATAGGCATCGTTGGGGCCCTGTGCAGCGGGCGTACCGGTCATCATCCAGAGCCACGTAGTCGGCTGGACCAGAGACTTCAGCACCTTCCAGCGCTTGCTCTGAGAGTTCTTGTAGTGGGTCGCCTCGTCCACGATGATCAGGTCGTAGTCGGCTGCAGCGATGTCGTCCTTAACGATCTCCAGACCATCGTAGTTGATGATAAGGAAGTCAGGCTTCTGTGCGATCACCTCGCGGCGCTTCTTGGCCGAGCCGTATGCGATACCGACCGTCCGGTGCATGGCGAAGGAGAACAGATCGTTGCGCCACGCGCTGTCCATGATCGAGATCGGGCAGATCACCAGAACACGTTTGATGATCTTCTGCTTCATGAGGAAGTCAGCCGCCCAGATAGCGCTGGCGGTCTTGCCCGTGCCCTGCTCGTTAAAGCAGAAGGCCTTCTGGTTCATGGTCAGGAACGCTGCAGTGGTCTTCTGGTGGTCCATCGGTGCGAACTTGCCCGCCCAGTCGTAGCGGCCTTCGATGGGTGACGGCACCTTGATGTTCATGGACTTAAGCGTCTGAGCCTCGGTCACGCCCCAGTGAATGAGGACGTTGTTGTCTTCGAGTTCTTGGCTTTTTGCGATAGCGGTAGTGAGCTGTTTAGGATTGCGCACCCTGAGAAGGAGCGCCTTATTGTCGATGATCTGCATGCTGTTCTCCGTGGTGTTAGGGTATGCCCTAACGCTTCTTCTCACCGGGCTTATGACCGTTCCGGCTACGGTTCTTCGAAGGTGCCTCTAGTACGTATCCGTCTTTGTTGCTGCCGCCCTTGGACAGCATCTTCTTGTGGCTCACATCCTTGCCGGTGCGGTCCACGCCCTTCTTATCCATCGCACGGCGGGCGCGCTGGCGTTCCATTCTATCGGGGTGTTCACCACGTTCTTTTTGCTTCTGGTACTCGTGTTTGTAGGGTCTAGGCGACTTAGTGTATGGCATGTCATTTGCTCCCGTTGTGAGCACATTCTACCACAGGACAGTGCTTCCGACAAAGCCCGGAAGGTCTCGGGTTCCACACACCCGTCTCGTGGGCCTTGGCCAAGGCCGCATACTTCTGCAGCCATGGCTTCCACAAAACGCCTTCGTCAGTGACCGAGTACGACTGCTTCACCATAGCGTTGGCTATAACAAACAGCAGTGCGCCGTTAACCTTCCGCACCTGCGGGAAGTGCTTGAACACCGACAGGGCCATCAGCTGCAGCTGACCTACGTCAGCATACTTCGCGTTCTTCCCCGTCTTATAGTCCACCACCCGGGCGCTATCGCCGTCGATGATCAGCAAGTCCACGATGCCCCGGAACCACACGTTCTTATCGAAGAACCCGCACGGCTCTAGGTCCGCAGTCAGGCCCATCTTCAACTCGCAGTGCTTCTCACCCGGCAGGGCGTTAAGCTTCTCCATGGTCGGCACGATGAACGAGAACTGCGGGGGTATGGCCTTGCCGTCACGGATATGCTCCTCGCACGCCGTGTGGAACTCTTTCCCGTAGATCGTTGCCACCGTGTCCCGGAAGGGAAACTCCTGCATCACGTTCACGTGATAGAACTGCTTAGGGCAGTTCTCGAACGATTTGATCTTGCTGAAAGACCACGCCCCCGCCGTCATTACTCTGTTTCCCCGTAGTTTTTGCCGATACCCGCTTCACAGTCCACGGGTAGACCTGTTGCCCAGTCCGGAACCCATCGCATGCAGTCCTCTACGTAGGCTTTACACGCTTGGGCTTCATCGTCTGGCACACAGCATACGATACTGTCATGCACAGTCAACACTGCGCGGTACTTCTTAGAGATGCGCAGCATCTGTTCGCCGATGATAATTCTCGCTAGGGCTTGGGTCACGTTCTCTACTATCTTACCACCATAGATACGGGTGCGCCCGATCCGGGTTTTGTAGGAGTATTCGAGGTTCCCCTTATCGTTCTCCTCACCCAGAAGTTCTTCGTAACGGATCACCAGACCGTTGGGCAGCACGATCCCCGGTGCAGTAGCGTCGATCCGGAGAACACCCTCTTTACCAAACGGCACCTCGTCGCCCGTCGTGATGTAGCGCAGCGATATACCGGCCTGCCTCCACAGGTTTGAGATGGCGTCGTTAGCTTCGCGGTACACCGAGATGATGCGTCGGGCTTCTGCGAGAGTGATCTCCACCCCAGCGTTCTTGAGAGCCAGCTGGAACTTCTCGCCACCCATCTGGTAGCCGCAGTTATGTACAATCATAGCCCCTGCAGCTGTCGCAACCGTGAATCTGTTCCTCGGCCCGGCGAAGGCGATGTCGTAGGTCATCAAGTTCCGTCTGCAGGATGCTGACTTTTCGGCGGTTAGCGTGGTTAGTTGCGCGGGAGACAAAGCGTATATTTCCGGGCTCATACCCCTTGTTGTTGTCGGTCCTGTCCATGTCGAGTGATGGGTCATCCCATCCGGGTATGGTCTGTGCGTACTGTAGAAACTTTGTTCGGTCGTCTCGCCATTCTTGGCACACCCGGATTCCTCTACCGCCGTAATCTTGGTAGGCCCGGGTCGTTGTGATGTGGCACCTTCCGATAGCGGACGATAGTCGGTTAAGCAGTCGGGTGCGGTGTGTTTCGTCCGCGAGCACAGAACTGTATTTCCAGTAGCGTTTTTTGTGCCCCTCCCGCCGTCCGCATATTGGGCATCTAGTGCTCTTGAAGGCTCTAAAGTTTGCGGTAGCGACTGAGTACTCTGGTCTGCCGCAATCGCATCGGACAATGAGTGCGCTGACGCCGCCACGTACCCCTCGGATATACCCAGTGACGACCAACCCTCCGCTCCGGTGTCCAACGCTAGGGAGAGGGTATTTCTGTCTTGCACCACTGATTGCGCTTCCAGCCACTGCGTCCCGCACAATACTTTGTGATCCGCTGTCAACCAGAGCCCACACATGCTCAACGTTTCTTTGGTGCCTTTGTTCACTAGCCCTTGGTGGCATACCCAATCCTCCCCATCCCATAGGCGGTCGGTACCCTGTACGTCTTCGATAGGTATCCAGCCCCTATCTGTTAGTACCAGAGTCCCCCCGGCAAGACAACCTAGTACCGTTGTTTTCCCAACGAACCGTTGGTCCTTGGTTACATCGGCCTCGTCTACCCCATAGATAACCGCCGCCATCTTACGGTAGACGTCTTCCTTGTTCATAAAAGCAAGTACGACGTCGTCCTGTCCAGCAAGCCATGCCAACATCCGCGCTTCGATCTGCGAGGAATCGCTCTCGACGATACTGTACCCTTCCGGTGCAATGATGCACTTCTTCAGTGACTTGGCGTTGGGCCCACGGCTAGGCAGGTTCTGCAGGTTGATCTTGTCGTCACCACCCCAGCGCCCGGTGTGTGCAGCGTAGTACCGCACAGGAACCGGCAGACCACCCCGCCCCGAGATATCGAGGAACCGCTGCGTCCGTGTCTCTTCCAACGTAGACTTCACCCCGAGCCGTGCGGCGACCATAGCCTGCACCAGAGGGTCGTCGTGCTCCTGTAGGTCCTTCAACCCTTGGTCGCTCTTGGCCAGTGCGTAGGTCAGCTTACCCGTCGTGGGGCTTAGCTTCATCGGGCATGGCACGCCCTGTGCAGCCAGCAGCGCAGAGAACTTCGGGTTCGACATCAGGTCTTCCTTCGAAGACCCCGACGATACCAACAAGTCTTCCTTGATCTGCCGCGTCTTGGTCAGGTGCGCTTCCAACCGGGCCGCGTCCAACTCCAGAACAGGTTCGGTGAACATGCGCAGGGTCAGGTCGATCAGCTTCAGTTCGACTTTAGGGAACGCCCTAACCATCTGGTTGAAGATGGCGTAGGTCAGCTCTACGTCATTGACACAGTACTCCCCA